GCTCTGGCGATAGCGATGGCTCTGGCGCTGGCTATGGCGATAGCGATGGCTCTGGCTCTGGCTCTGGCGATAGCGATGGCTCTGGCGCTGGCTATGGCGATAGCGATGGCTCTGGCGATGGCTCTGGCGATGGCTCTGGCTCTGTCGATGGCTCTGGCTAGACAATACTGTTTACAAAAGCCCTACTGAGCAGGAGGGGAAGTGATTAATTATGACCGACGATTGGTTGAACAAGCAAAAACGCTTATACAAAGCCAATGCGTGCCTGAGCATCAGCCAGGGTTGTTAAGGTTGTTATGGAAACTCATTATACAGATATTAGGGAGAGGAAACGATGAAACCAAATAGAAGCTCAGACCTTGAGAATATCATCAAATCAATGGATGTCATCCAGGAGATACACAAAGAAGTCAAAGCTTTAGGCCCATTCAAGCGAAGGTATTTTTTCAAGCAATTCAATGAAATCCATCCTATCTTGCAAGAAGTGTATCCTATCAGAGGAGCACATAATCAAAAGGATGCTATGGTGACAGCCTACATCCGCACAGATAATAAGTATAAATTGGAGGAAAAACAATGAAACGAATAATGTATATAATGCTGATGGCTCTTGTAGCAGTATCAGCCAACGCGCTAGTATCGAACGACATCATCCCAAACTGTGCAGGTCAACCTTATGACAACTGGATAGTACGGGAACAATGTATGTTCACAATGGGATTCAACCTGATAGATTATGTGGACAACGCAGTCAGCAGTGTTGAGTGTGGATCTTGTGAATGCCCTGATCCAGGAACTATAGTGTGTGAAGGCAACACAACTTATGTGACCACACACTCCACTGAGGTCATCAAGTCTGGCGGTAGCAGTTTCAGTAGTAGTGACCTGTGGAAAGACCATACTGGAGCATCTTCAAATAATCGGATGTATGATACTATCTTTGATTGGTTCGTACAATCTGATATGTTCCAAGCTGCAATAGAACCTATCCAGCTAAGGATCGACCAGGAGATAGCGATAAGAGTCTATGGTTGGACTGATGGTGGTAAGATAGATCAGATGAATCGAGTCAAGATAACCGCGCAGAGACACGGACACTGTATTATTTATGATGGGGAGAACGTCTGCCCATAATTTTTTATTTTCCGAGATGTAGGGAAATGGTAAACCCGCTGGCCTCATGAGCCAGAGAAAATGGTTCGATTCCATTCGTCTCGATTGGAAGGTTGTGGGTATCGGTGACGACCCAGAGGTGACCTCTAGCACCTTTTAACAGCCTTCCATCATTATCCAAAATGAGACAATTCCAAGAGCAGGTATCGCACAACACAGCCTACATGAGGAAAGTATATGATTGTTGCAAACATTGTGGTTACTGGTTAGAAAAATCCGAAAAGCTTATATGTACGACTTGTTTAAAAAAGCTTATCAAACTAAAGGTGGTGAACAATGGTGATTAAGATACATCCACAGCAAGTAGTGGACATTGATAAAATAGTTCTCGACCCGACCAATCCAAACAAGATGTCGGACAAAGATTTCTCAGCGCTCAAGGAAGAATTCAAAGAGTACGGCTTCTTGTATCCTTTGATAGTCAACAAAGACTATAAGATCGCGGATGGCGAACACAGATGGAAAGCAATGAAAGAGCTCGGCATGAAACAAATATCAGTTATCAAGATAGATGTGACTGATATAAGCGCCAAGATGCTCAGACAGATCCTTAACAAACTAAGCGGTATCCATGATGAGGCACTGGACGCACAGGACTTCCAGATTATATTCGATGCTGGCCAAGAGCAGCTAGACAGATTGAAAGAGTTCTTACCTTCAGAGAAGAATCATATCGATAAGCTCTTGAAAGGTATACATGGCGCTCCCAAACCGCAGATAAGCTTCAAAGTGAATCAATTTGTCTGTCCTAAGTGTCAGCACACAGGAGTGAAGAAGGATTTCGTCTCAAAGCTTGAGACTGATTCTGCTGAAAAGTTATAAACATCAATAAAATGCCTAGAAACAAACCACAAGCGGACAAGAAGAAGCATACGATTGATTACTTCAACAAATCAGTCCCCGATTCCCCTGAGAAGGGCGGTAAGCCTTATTTAGAGTATAAGGTCCATGAGCGCAGAGCGTTGGTATTGCAGATGATAATCCAAGCAGGTCATCCGTTGGCGATTCATCAAGGCGTCCTGGCTGAGAAGTTCGGAGTCAAACAACCAACCATATCTAATGATGTCGATGTTCTTAAGCCTCTGATTATCGATAGACTTTCTAAGCTGGCCGAAACCTTGACTCATTCAGGCTACAACAAGATTATAAACGATCTCTTGAAAGGCAACAACCGCGATAGAGCGAGCGCTGCCAAGGTCATCGATATGTATAACAAATATCTGTTTGATATGGGCAAGCAGAAGCGCGACAAGGATAACATGACGGTTGAACAGATGAAAGAGATTAAGATCAACGTGATAATGCCAAAGGCTGAGGACCCAACACCATGACTGCATTAATTTGGTATCCTCCTGGATACCCTGAAATGCTGGAAAGGAGGAGAATTGCACAAGGACTCATGTGCTTGCTTTCGGTTGAATGGGCTATTGTGCTTTTGTTAGTGATAATAGCATATCCATTATTTGGCTGAGATGTATGAATAGCCCGAGATTCACGGGCTGTAAGTGGATTCATATTTAAAGGTGGTGAACTAACTGAACCAAGAACTGATAGTCAACTTCGAACCGCTTCCAAAGCAAGCTCTAGCATGGCGTAAGTTGTTTGATGCCACTACCAAATATGTCCTGTTCGGAGGAGCTGCAGGTGGCGCAAAGACGGCGCTAGGATGTTGTTGGCTGCATATCATGAGTATAGCTTATCCAGGAACGCGATGGTTCATCGGCAGAGAAGAACTAAAGCGACTCAAGCAATCAGTGATGCCATCCATGGCCGAAGCAAGAGACAGTATCCTTAAGTGTGGTGATGTCTGGAACTTCAACGGCCAAGAGAGCTGTTACAAATTCTATAATGGGTCCAGGATTGATTTGTTGGATTTAAAGCTTAATCCTAGCGATCCCGACTATTCTCGATATGGTTCGTTGCTTTACACAGGTGGATGGATTGAAGAAGCTGGCGAGGTTCATTTCGGCGCGTTCGACACACTCAAGTCAAGAATCAATCGCTGGAGGAACAGAGAGTATGGGATCCCTGCCAAGATGCTTATCACTTGCAATCCTATGAAGAACTGGCTTTATACAGACTTCTATCGGCCCTGGAAGAGTGGCACGTTATTGCCTAGCTCTTGTTTCATCCCTGCGACTTACAAAGATAACAAATATCTGCCTGTTGATTATGAAGAGAACCTATCTTCTATCAAGGACCCAATCAAGCGGTCCAGACTTAGGGATGGCAACTGGGAATATGCGGATGATAAGTCTGCACTATTGGATTATGACACTATCCTTGATATGTTCTCGAATCAGTATATCTTCGACCCCACAGAAGAGATGTATATGACTTGTGACCCTGCCACGTTCGGCGGAGACAAGGCCACCATCTACCTCTGGCAAGGTTGGTATATCAAGAAAATCTGGGAGTTTGAGACTTGTTCTCCCAAGCAATTACGGCTTAAACTTGATTCGAAAGCTATCCAACATCGAGTTCCTAGGAGTCATATTGTGATAGATAACGCTGGAGTCGGTGCAGGGTTCGAGAGCGAGTTTGAAGGCAGCAAAGCGTTCATTGACGCCTCTCGTCCGATAGAGCGATTGGAAGATAAGTATAAGAAACGACGGCAAGAGTTCCCTGAGAACTACGGTAATCTACGAGCTCAGTCCACATTCCATTCTGCCGATATGATTCTTAAGCGTAAGGTCGGCGTATATCCAGAGATTCCCCGAAGAATCAGAGAGGACTTGATTTCCGAGCTAGAGCAATGGAAGCGCAAAGACTCTGAGAAAGAGGAGTCTAAAGTCTGGATAATTCCTAAAGATGAGATGAAAGAGAACCTTGCGGGTCGCAGTCCCGATCACGCAGACAACATTAAGATGCGCGCATTCTTCGACCTTAACAGGTCAGGCTTCGCGTTTGAGGTGGCATGATGGAGGCTGAACTCTTACTAGCTATAATTTTCATTTTCGGGATATTGTATTTGTCAAGTAGAAATTCGAATCATAATAAAAGCATACAATCATTCCCACCGACACAAACTAAACACCCAGGAATGCAGGTGAAAAATGATAAATGAGCTGCTCGCATTGATTGAACTGGTGCTGTTGATATATTGCATCAGACGCCAGAACAAGTTCCCAAAAGGGATGCCTATCCTTTACATTTTAAAGCGGTGGGAGTATAAGGTCATGAGGATCCTACCGTATCTGATAGCATTCCATATCTTGATAAGTATGATATTTAAATAAGAGGTGATTGAAATCGTCAAGAAGTATAACAAAATCAATCCAGACATCAAAGACAGCCGAGACTTCAAACTATGTCAAGTCTGCAAAGAGACGCTAGATGTGCGTGATATGTATTGTCATGCGTGCGGTGCCAAACAGTGAGTGTGCAATCAATCGCAGACTTACTTGACAATCATCCTGGCAGGTTCTATTCTGTCAGGGAGATACATGAAATGCTCAATGGCGAGTTAAGCAAGCCGAACATCCATACAGGATTGAAACGGCTCTTGAAACGCGAGGAGTATGGTGCTATGATTTACCCGAGGAATGGTCGGGTCGAGACACGATACGGTAGAGTATCAAAGGAGGAAAACAATGGAAAAGGAAAATAAGGCCACTCTGGAAACAGAGCGGAAGAAGCTCGAAGAAGATAAAAACGCCTTCGAGAAGGAGATGCAAGCTATTGCTGCTGAACGCAAGAAGTTTGAAGATGAGAGCATTAAGAAGCTTGACACTGAACGGAAGGCGACTGAATCTATGCGACAGCGACTCAAGCCGAACGTGAGCGAGACTCAAATCAACATCGACCTGAACAAGCCTGTCATGGCACGGATGAAGAGTCGCGTCAAAGAGATTGAGAAGATGAGCAAAGCAATCCACCAAAGTGTGATGCGCGGTAACATCCGACATTGGATAACGACTCGACCAAAGATACACATATCGAGGTTGATAGGCGCAATCAAGAACGACATCGGCTCTATCTCGTACTATGTGTATAAGAAGACCTCGGAAGGCGATAAGGTGCTGAACGTCCATACTGGCAAAGCCAAGCAGAAGGACGGCAGCTATGATGAGGTCGAGTTAAGCGCCAACTACATCCTCGAGAAGTATGTGGTCGAGACAATACAATTCAGGAAACCGCTCAAAATGGAGGAGTTCAAAGAAGATGGAATCATCGAAGCAGAACAAAACAAGTAAACCAGTAATGCCGAAACGGACGTTTATGCGTAAGGGTGCAGAAGTTATCCTTAAAGTAGACTTCCCTGCTCAGACTTTAACACCTAAAGATATAATTGAAAGTCTAGAGTCTGACAAGAAAGGGTTGCAGAAGCAACACGACAATATAAAGACGTTTGGGGACCAGATAGCGACTGCCAATATGAACATCGTGAAGACTCAGGAGAACATCGCGAACATCGAAGAGAACATCAAGAAACTGGAGAAGCATGAAGAATGGACCAGGAACATCCAGGAAAGCAGACTGAAGGCGTTAGTTGCTGAAGTCAAGGTTGAGATAGAGAAGAAGGTCCAGGACAGCTATATAGATGACGATACGATGACTCCTAAGGAGAACGACATCCATCGATTCGCTGAGTATCGTGAATACATAGGCAGGCATGAGAAGATTGCCAAGGAGATATCTGCCACGATCATGCGCGAAAACATCTACAAGAAAGGCTACCTTGACAATCCCTTTGTAGGTGATGCACCCGATACCAACGCGCCGATGCCTGAAAAGGAGCTGGAGTAAATATTTTATTTTTCTTTAAATTTCGATAGTTATTTTATACTTGCTTGCGCAATTCTCTGGATTAGATGAAATTTCTGACCTCTATAAAAGAATTTCTGAAAAAGGACTTGGCTTGGTTTAGTGGTGATATGTCTCCAGATGTGAAGAAGCCCGTCTTTCCTGAGTGGTATTTCAGCGCTCGGCTCGGTCAGCCCAGATTGATTAATATCCCTGAGATTCGGACGTTCGCCAGGTCGCCTTGGATTCAGATGGTGCTCAACACTATCAAAAAAGAGGTCAGCACCATTCATTGGGAAGTGATGGACAGAGAAGAGGACGGCAAAACTGGCAGCGAGGCACAGATTCAACAGATTAAAGATTTCTTAGACTGCATGAACACCGAGGACGAATCTATCGAAGACTTGACCAGTATGGCCATCACAGACCTAGGTGAGATCGATGCAGGCGCATGGGTCAATGTCTATTCGATGGGATCCTACGATTTCAAGGACGCGCCAGTATTGAATGAGCTCGGCAAGGTGATAGGTTCAGAGAAGCGTCTTGTATTGAAACCGCTCGGTCAAAGGCAACTGCTCGAAGTAAGACCTGCAGACTCAGCCACATTCTTAAAACAGATAGACATCTATCGAAGGGTCCAAGGCTTTTATCAATATTCGTTCAAGAATCCAAGGACCAATCCAATCAGGTTCGAGCCTGAAGAGATGAATTATATGCATCTTAACAAGAAGTCATACTCAATTTATGGCTTCTCTCCCGTTCAATCCGTCCAACAGGTGCTGCAGATACTGATGCAGTCTACCCGATGGAATAAAGACTTCTATAAGAACAATGCCATAGCTGACGGCGGGATGTTCTTGCCTGGTGCTGATGAGAAATCTTTGAAAAAGTTCAAGAACGAATGGAACAAGGAAGTCAAAGGCAAACCTCATAAGTTCCTATTCTTCAATGTAGAGGGTAAGTTCCAGCAGTTCCAACCTAACAATCGCGACATGGAATGGCTTGAAGGCCAGAAATGGTATCATTGGCTAGTGTTCGCAGTGTTCGGTGTATCGCCTGTAGAAGCAGGGTTCCATGAGAACGTCAGCCAAGGCAATACTGAAGGCCAGGAAAGAATCACTGTCAAGAACGCTATCAAACCATACCTTAAGCTGATTGAGAAGGTTGTTAATAATCGCATCATCCCTGAGATACTGCAGACTGAAAAGCCTGATGTAATATTCAAATTCATACCTAAAGACCATACACTTGAGAAGATCGAGCACAAACAGAATATGGTGGAGCTGCGCGAGGGTGCTCTTACAATCAACGAGTATAGGAAATCTAAAGGTAAGCTTCCTGTTGAATGGGGAGATGAGCCGTATAAACAAGTTTCGCCTCAATCTATAAACATCGGCAATCAAGACCCGAAGGATCCTAAAGACCCTGGCAATCAAGCCCCTAAACCCGATGAGGAAAAGGACAATAAATATTTTAGGAAATACTTCTCAAAACACATGAACGATGTCAGGAACAATAACACAAGCAAAGCTTGATGGTATCAAGCAAGATGAATACGATTTTGATGCTCTGGCAAAAAGGGTGATTCAAGTAGATGCCAGTGGAGACGTTATAACTCCTGTTGACGTACCTGCGCTTATCATTGATGACGACACTACTACAGATATGACTTATTTCTGTTATGCTGCACCAGGGAGTGCTACGAGTGCTGCAGTATGGAGAATCAAAGTCATTGATGAGACTGGAGCTTATCCCGTGTTTCAATGGGCTGATGGCAATAGCAACTACGACAATATCGCAGACAACAGAGCATCATTAAGTTACAGTTAAGATGACCGCAGTAAAATCAGGCAATCATATCTACGTTTCGGGTAGTGGTAATACTCTTGCCAGCATAACTTCAGACATCGCCGATACCACCTTCATAGAAAAGACGGGAACTTCTCCTGATGTTTATACAGTCAAAGGTGGAGTTGCTAGGTATCTGAGGATCAGGAATGGAGGAACATTAACTATAGGTGATTCTGCTGATTATTCTAAGAATGAGACCTTAGCATTCAGCAACAATGTCGCTAATGAAATCAGATTCTATGTTGATGCTGGTGGAGAGCTTCTACAATATGGAGATACTACCATCGACTTCTTCACAGGAACACAAAGAATATATTATGTCTATCTCTACGGGAAAGTGACGGTTCTAGGGAACGACACCTACAAACCAGTCTGGCAGAACTATCAAAGGATATATTTATATGAGAACCAAAATAACGATACATATACTAATGATGTATGGCACTTCGAGAAGATGATTATAGGCTCCGCTGCTGTAGCCAATTATTTTGCTTTCTATTTTTACTCACTAGGTAAAGTGCGTAATCATATCTTTAAAGACATCCTATTCGACAAGACTTATGGTAAGGGTCTTACGATGTATGCAATTAGAATACCTTATCCTTTCAGAGGAATGAGGAATGTCACGTTTGAAAACTTAGACTTCAATAATGTAGGAAATTATCCTGTATATTCTACAGGTGGGGGGACATTTAAACTTAAAGGTTGCACTTTTGGAACAACCACTTCTTGGAAAATGATAATATATGGTATGGGTGCTGCAGATGGTAAGAATACATTAAGGACATATGGCTATGACAATGAACACGACTTCGGTCAACAATTCATATATTTGGAGGACTGCACTTTTGAGAATCTAAATAACAAGAATTGTATGCTGGTTCAGTATGGGCCACAGGTTGTCTGTAAGGATTGCACCTGGGAACATGATGCGAGCGATTCGATTCAAGCAGCTTATGGAGGTAGAGTCTTAATGTGGTCAGGCAACACCTTCACCACCCGAGAAGCCTACGATGTAGACTATGATGGAATGATTCTATGGGTGTATGACTTGACATTGACTGTTGAAGACAAATTAGGGAATGCCCTAGAAGATGCAGTGGTGCTGATTGAACAGTCTGCAGGTAAAGAACAGTTCTTATTCAAAACTGATAGTAATGGGAAATTATCTAATTGTCACGATATAGGGTGTGCGTTGCTTACTTGGAAATATCAATACGGAAACAGCAAGACCACCAATATGGAGCTATGGAGCGATTCCACAAACTCAACATATCATAAAGTGACTGTATTCAAAGAAGGTTATGTGCCAGTTGAAGCATCATATATTATGAGTGCAGCACGGTCAGACACAATCATCCTCAGAGAGATAAGTAATTTGAAGGCAGAAATATGAGATACCAAACTGAAGCAACAGGAGAATCAACAGTATTACTTGGTTCATTCGCTACTGGAGAGACTGTCACAATCGCGATATATGATCTGTCTGATGGGGGTGTTGTTGCGGTTGATGCTGCTGCTTGTACTGAGATTGGAGCTACAGGATGGTTCAGATGGGCAACTACAGGAATAACAACACCAGCCACAATTAAGACAGAATATCTTTATATCATGACAGATAGCAACAGTTACACTTATTCAGGGAAGTTTGTCGTAGGCGGATATGTTGACGATGTTGTTGATGTATCAACCGACGTCACATTTATCAAAAAGATTGCGGGATGGTTGAGGAGTTTATTATAAAGATGTTACAACTATATTTTAACGACTTTTGGAAGAAGATGGAGTTCGCTATCAAAGAACATAGGTATGCTACCATGCACTACCTCGAACAGGATGGGATCATATTCATATTCAAATCAAACGAGCAATGGGATTATTATACTTATGTATCCACTGAAGATATAAACTCCTTTGCCGAACAACACGACGTGCCGTTTGAAGAAGCCTATAATGACTTCAAAATCAACTACTGCTCAAACGCTACCAAGTTGAAGCCTGACGAGTTCAGCTTCGATTTTACTCATACCATATTAAACCGTAGTAATGTTGTGAAGGGTGCTGATCCTGAAGATGTCGATATAGTTGACGAGTCCGAGGACTACGCTGAATATATGAAAGGCATCATGATAAAGATGGAAAAGAAGGTGGTGGCTGCGCTCAAGCATATCCATATCGAGAAATCCGCTGAACAGATAGATAAGACCTTCGGCGAGTTCCTTCGAGTCTTGATGAACAATGTCAATATGCTCCCTTTCATAAGTAAGATTAAGATGTTCGTCAAGTCTGGGTTGACTGTCGGCCTTGAATCTGCCGAAGCTGAGTTGGACATGGACATCGGCTTCACTGGAATGTTCGGCGATAAAGTCAAGAACCTAGCACATCAACAGCTCAACGGATACACTCTGCCTGATGGCAAAGCCTGGCACGGAATCAAGGGCGCTTCTCAAGAGCTCAGAATTAAAATCCTTCGGTCCGTCCAGGAAGACGTAATAAATAAAGAGTCCAGGACTGAGATGACGAAGAACATCCAGGAGATATTCAGAGGTTCAGGTTGGAGTCAGGCCGTCAGGATAGCACGAACAGAGTCCAATCGATTCATAAATGAGGGCAAGCTGACTGGGTATGTCGAGTCAGGCATTGAAGGTCATAAAGCTTATGCCTCGGTAGGTGATAATGATGTCAGCCCAATATGTGAGCGACTGCACAGCAAATATTTTGCAAAAGGCATCCCGTTCGATGTTGATTTCGTTGATGATAAATCTGGCAAAAGAGGGCCGAATCCGCCGTTTGCCCATCCGAATTGCAGATGCAGCATAGAATATCGTAAGGCCACATAAATCACATAGTTATTTTATACTTAATCCAACAAAAAGGAATACCATGCAAGAAAAAACCGTCAAACTTTGGGTGCCAGTCATGAAGAATTTCGATACTGGTGAATATTCTGCAATACTTTCTGATGACTCTCTTGATAGAGATAATGATATGATGGCCAAAGAGCTCGTCAAATCATTCGCCAAGTATAAATCTCTCAAGGCTCTAGCCAATCACGACAACTCTATGCAATCTTGGGTGGGTGGTTGGAAGAATCTACGCAGTAGAGAGAAAGGTATGCGCACTGCATTGTTCGCTAATCCTTGGTTCTTCACTGAGAAGGCCAATCCTCTAGCTGCACAGATCAAGGCGCAAGTGGATGAAGCGCTTGAGAAAGACGAGAACCCTGGCATTTCAATCGGCGCGATTGTCACCGACTACGAGATGCGCAAGATTAAAGGTAAGGAAGTGCGCGTATTTACTAAAGGTGAGCTCTTAGAAGCTACCTGGGTTCCTATTCAATCTAACCGTAATGCAAGTTATGGTCATATCGCCAAACAATTCAACAAGGAGGAGAAAATGGACAAGACATATTCTGAAGAGGAGTATACAGAGATGTCCGATAAAGCTGTCAAGCTTGAAAAGGACGTTTCTACCTTTGAGAAGAATCTCGCTGACGTCACGAAAGTGAAAGATGAAGCTGAGAAGGCGCTTAAGGATTACACCGACAAGACAGATAAGCAAGTATCTGAACTGTCCGATAAGAACAAAGCTCTGGAGACAGAGCTAACAACAATAAAGGGATTACCATGGTATAAGGGAC